TAGAAAAAAACTCCTTTCTTGTTATGTTGTTTGCAATCCCAAGCCAGAGCCAATGACATCACACAGTCATCATGCAATCCGACAGGGGCAGTGTATCGCACACCTGTTCTGGTGTACTCAAATTCAAAGTTCCTCATCTCATCGGCAAGGACTCCCTCAGGGAATCTCACTGACTGACTCTGAACAGCCACAACTAACCCCTCCATGAGTTGCTGCTTTGATTGGCTTGTAAACTTGAATCCTTTGATTCTTGGGTGTTGCTTTTGTAATTGTTCGACAATAGGGTCACCCACTCCTGTACTGTCCACATATGCAGGGGTGTTGCCGATTGTGCTGGTAATCTTCTGAAGGGTCTGACTCCAGTCCATTTGAAACCTATCAAAGTGAACCACCTCTCCAGATTCATTCAGTCCTATCATGACCGTCCAGTCGGTGTATTTAGCAAGGTCTATCCCATAGCATACAGGAACACCTGAGCCTTCACCGATACATTTATTGATGTTGTCTATCCCGAATGGGTTGCTGTTGTCGTCAGCAGGTTCTGCCAGATATAACTCTCTGAACACATAGTCAGGCAGGTCTCTCTTGGCTTGTTCAATCTCCTCCCTCTTGATGATACCCTCATCAGCCGCATCGTATGCAGTGATTTTGAAATACTCCATGTTCGGGTCTCCTGCCTTTGCCCTCTCCCCTAATTTATAAAACCAGTTCTTTTTCCCCTTGACGTTTCCTATGAGTTTACATTTGCCCTGTGTGGCTGTCAGGGTTGAACGTAGAGCAAACCATGAGTCCTCTCTTGCTCTTGATGCCTCATCAAATACCGCAGCATACACATCGTCACCGTATAGATTGTCAGGCTTCTCTGCTGACTTAAACTCAATCCGTGAGCCTACAGGTGTGATGAGTGTCAACTTACTCTCATTAGATACAAAGAAGTTCTTCTCAGTCACCTGTGCCTTCATCCTCCTAAATGCTATCTCTGCCTGTTGATATACAGGAGCAACCCACCAGACCGATTGATTCTCCTTGAGGCTTAGACTTTGCTCAAATAACCAGATGATATGACTCGCTGTCTTTCCTGTTTTAGTCGATGCTGCTGTAATAGTATAGCGGCAAGGGCTGTCCAGAATAGCCTTCTGATAGGTTGTCAACTGTGGTCTCTGGTATTTGATTTCCATATTTGTAAGTTCCTCGCTATTTCCTCAGTACAGAATTAAGTACATCCAGCCTCTTCTTATTTATCTCTTTGAGATTGTGGTGTTCATTACAGTAGTCATAGTTTGCCTGACCTACCTCTTGCATCCTTCCTGATTCAATCAGTCTAGTCACCTCTGACCAATCATTGTGTTTGACAAAGAACACGCCCATGTTTCCCTTGTGGTTAGTGTATGGCTCAACCTCACTCACAAAGATAGGCAACCTGTAAGCAGCCGCCTCTAATATTTTGAGTTCTGATTTGTACCTGTTGAACTTATCCCCTGTCAATGGGGCAAGGGCAATGTCTATCTCTGAGTAGAATTTGCCGAACTCGTTTGCAGTTGTCCCTTCTCGTTTAGTGAACCACGCTGGTCTTTTCTTAGTGCCTGTCACTTGATACTCCATCTCTGCCCATGTTGGATGATTGTCGTGATGTCCTCCCATTAAGAAAGTCGCTCCAGTATCCTCAATGATTGGGGCTATCTTATCCCTCAGGAGTTTGATGTCTTCCGTGTGTGAGATACCGCCTACCCATCCGATTGTCAAAGGATGTTCTTTCTGTTCATTCCATTGAGGCTGTGTCAAGTCTAAAGCGTTGGGCAATATGTGAACATTGTCATTGAACTCGTGAATCTTCTCAGCCAGTTGTGGAGTCGTGCAGGTTACAGCATCAGCAAAAGACAGAGCGTCCTTGATACCGTTCTTGATGTATGCCCGATAGTATTGATAAGAGGGGTTATATTTAGGAAGTACCCAGTAGTCATCTATATCACAAATGAAAGGGACTCCTGCCTTCTCTAATATGGGAAAAATATTGTACTGATACTGACCCATCCAGCGATTGAATACAACCACATCATACTTGGAATAGTCCAGATTGACCCACTCATCCTGATTGGCTGAAACGTCCACTGTGATGCCCTCGTCTATTTGAAGACGGACATAGGGGGTGTATAGCCTGTGAAAGGCTACCCCCGTTATCCCGTCAAACAAACAAAGAACCCTCATTTAAAATGGATTGTCTTTTGGTGGTGGTGGCGTTGCCACTGCGACATAGTGAGTCGCCTTGCTCTTCTCGTTTGGTGTTCTCAATTTGCCCACCCTGATTCTCACATCACCATACTTGTTCTGTGTCATTTTACCGTCCTTCACTGCCTGAAGGAATTTCTCAAGGTTGACAGATACGTTCAATCCGTACTCATCCTCCCAAGCATTGCCTAAATAGATTTTTTCTTGCATTGTATAAAATTGATTATTTTGGTTTACTGTTATTAACTCCCAGTTTTTGATTTCCTCTGGTGTTGCTTTGATTGTGTAGTATGTGGTAAAGTCTTCGTCAAACATATAGAACAAATACACATCAATATCTGTCTTGTCTGCTGTTTGCTTGTTAACCTTTGGAGAGCCTATGCAACCCTTGACATCTATTCTCAGACCGCCTACTATTAAATCAGGTTTATTTGTTACCTGTTGCTGTATGAACTCCGCTGCTTGATATTCAAGCCCTTTCTCTTCAAGTGCAGCCTGTGCTAACATCTCAGCCAGAATACCCTTAAATTCTGTTTTAAAAGCATCACCTCTCTGGCGGAATGTATCATGGTAGAACTCACGATTTGCCGCTACACGTTCGTGAGCAATTTGAACGGCTTGATATTTTAGTTCTTTATCAATCAAGTTTTAAAGTGACGTTTACAACCTTAGCCTCAACAGTGGCATCCACCGTCTCCTTAGGCTTTCCGAATACACGAGATAGTAGAGTGTCCATAGAATAGAGTGACCCCTTCTCATACGATTTAATGATAGCCCTTGCAACAGTCTTCTCCAACATGGTAGCCTCATCGTTCTTGAGTACCTCCTTGATTTGCTTCTCATCCATTGCCATAATAGCCTGAATACTATCATTCACCTCAGATAGTTTGTACCCGTTCTCAGCGAGTTCAGTTGTGAACTTTTTCGGACGACCTGCCCTGTTGATTCTCTCATCATTAGGTTTAAATGGTTGCAGATTCTCTACTGCTTTAGGATTATTAGGCATCTCTGTTTTATCTATGTTTATTGTCTTTCTGTCATCTTTACCTTATGGACTACCTTGAGCATTTCCTTGTGTTGTTTCTTGTCCCCATATTCTATGTGGCATGACCTACACAACCCCATCAAGTTGTCAATGGTGTCCTTGTTTCCTCCACCCATACCACGAGCCTCAATGTGATGAATGTCAACGGCTGTGTTGCCGCACATCTCACAGGCTATCCAATCCGTCGGATGGTAGTTCATCTCCTCTAAATATATTTTAGTATGCTTTTTCAATCCAGTGTTCAAATTGAGATGGCTCTATCAGATTGAGAAGTGACTTTCTGTCCTTATGAAATGCGTTGAAGTCATCTGTGATTTTGATGTCTGTCTGTTCTAACTTAGTGGTCATGATACCTACACCCCAGTCACAGTCAATCGTGGTTGATTTGTATTGCTCCCTGAATTTGAGCCATGCCTTCCAGACTGTGCCATTCCATGCTCCCCCGTTGTTGGTCTCTGTTTGGTGTTCAAAGGTTGGAGGGTTGCAATCGTGAAGCACTATAAAGCCTTTTCTCTTGATGTGTTTGATTGCGTTGTTCACGTCTTTCTCCACCTGCTCCGCTGTGTGTAGCCCGTCAATGAATATTACATCCCACTTGTAATTTTTGGCAATGTCAAGGTCGCCATGATTTAAACGAGTGAAAAATTCATCTGAGGTCATTGGGTACTTGACTGGGTTCTTTCTGTACTCAAGACCGTTGTCTACTCCATGCTTGATTGGGCAGTGGATTTTGTTGAAGTTGGTCGCTGGGTTGCATACACCGATTTCAAGGTACTTCTCAAACCCGTAGGTTTCAATGATTTTATTTAGTATGATTGTCCTGTTCATTTGCTTTGTTGATTAGGTTCTGAATTGCCTCTACTACACAGACACTGCATCCTGTTAGATTGCGCCCGTACTCCCTGAAATATATCTCTTTGAGTTTGACGTTGTCCGATGGGTTCATCCTCAGTGTTCTGTTCTCTTGGTATTTATCAAACACTGCCTTTATGGTAGTTTGTATGAATAGTCTGTCTTGGTCTGTCATATTGTTGTAGGTTCTGATGTACGCTTGTCAAGTTTTTTGTTCAATTTACTGGACATTTTTATTCTCCAAACATTCCATTAGTTGTTCTCTCTGAAAATCCAGCCGCAAGGCAGAGTGTTCGCAACATCTCTTTTAATTCTTCTGCATCTATATCGCTGTAAGGCTTTTCGATGATAATCTTCATGTCGTAGTGCTCAAGTGTGATTTTAAATGGCTCTTCTTGTTTCATTATTTAGTATCCTTATAACTTTGGTTAACGCTTCGTTGACTTCTGATGGTCGTGGTTGACTGAGTGCATAGCCTCGTCTGTATTTTAAATGTCTTTTTAATGTGTCAATTACTTCGTTAATGTCCTTTAGTTCATACATATCTGTTAATCATTGCCGCTATCACACTACTCGTTAACGCAAAAAATACACCCTCCACTGAATGAAAATAAATAAGAGCCATCCAGAAAGCCATGCACAACTCACAACTGAAGGGTTTCATATATTTGTGTCCTATCTTTTGGACGAACAAATTAGCCGCCCAAGAGATGCCGATGATGATTAATAAAATGGTCATTTGCTTTTTCTTTTATGTTGTTAATGATTTTTAAAACTTCCTGTCTGCTTATACCTGTCACCCTTGAGATACTTCTGGCTGAGCGTGGTTTGATTTTCTTGTCCTTGTCACCCTCACAATACAACTGCCAGATTTTATTGGCATACCAATCAAGGTGTTTTGTAACCTCCTCAATCGACTCCCAGAGAAACTCCTGATAGATGATGCCTTCCTCGTCTGCCACTTCACAGGTGTGAATATCAT